TAATCAAATGACTTTTTGGATATGATTAACAAGAGCACACCTTATTTTATTGATAATAACAGTGATGCTTGGAAATGGAAAATTTCTGTTCCATATAAATTTCCTAAAATTATTGACATTCCTCAAGTTACTTTGGATTTAACTAAGCCTGGTATTGATGGTCAAGAATTTCAAGTGGTAATTGACAGCATGGAGTTTTCTAAGAATACAGTTATATCTGTAGGTTCTAGACAATATGGTCCAAGATGGTATGTTGTTAAAGATCCTTTACAATGGAACAATGGATATTTATATACATTTACATTAGTAACAGATAACCCAATGGTAGATTTTGTATCTTCTACATTCTTGAAAGAAGGTATTGAATTAGAACTTATTGATGTAGTTATTGGTGAGTTTGATCAAGACTTAGGTGGATTGGGAAGATTGGGTGAAGAAATCACAATGTTTGAATCTTTAGGTTCTGCATATGGTTACAACCACACCATCACTAAATGGGCTGATGAAAGAACAATGAAAGATGCTTCTGGTAAGCCATTAGACATCTTAGTATATGCTCCTCAACGTAGAAATCAATTACCTTTAACTCGTAATGATGTTAAGTGGGAGCCATTTATTGAGTTCTTGATGAGAAAGCAAATGTTAGAAACTAAGGTTAAACGTATGATCTGGAATAAACCAGGTACAGTTAAATCTGGTGGAACTAAGCAAGAATTAAAAAGAGTTTCTGCTGGTGTTTATCACAGAATGAGAAACAATGGTAACTTGGTTCAATATAATAGAGGTGAATTCTCTGCTAACTTAATTCGTAGTGTATTTGGAGATTTATTCTACAGACGTGTGGATGTAAAAGATAGAAGAGTTAAAATGTACACAAATGAAGCTGGTTTTGATGTATTTCAACAAGCTTTAAAAACAGATGCTCTTAATTCAGGTTTAACTTTCATGGCTGATTCTGGTAACAGATATATGCAAGGTGAAGGTCAACACATCACATATAACTTTGCTTTTGATAGCATGGTGACTCGTGAAACAGGTAAAGTTGAATTAATTCATCTTAAAGAATTAGATTTGCCACAATCAAACTTAGAGTTTGGACAAAACAAAAAATCTACACCTGTATTTATGGTGTTTGATGTAAGCCCAATGTCTGATGGTTCAATGGTAAATAACATTCGTGAAGTGAGACTTCAAGGATCTCCTTCTATGACTTGGGGCTATATTGATGGTAGACAACATCACTTAGGATTTGCAAAATCTCAAGGTATGAGTTCTGCTAACAAATTCCCAGGATATGAAATTTGGATGGAAGATCGTTGTGATGTATTTATTGAGGATTTATCTCGCACAGTATTAATAGAAGAAATACCACAATTCTAATACCCTACCAGAGAAAAATTACCCCCTCCTTCAGTGGAGGGGAGTTTTCTCAAAACACACAGATGGATGAATATAGACTCCATGTCTTATTGCATCTCTCTTCAATGAGAACCATCTGCAATATTATAAACCAAATAAAAACAACTAAATAATGGCTAAGATTGGAAAAATCTCAACAATCAAAAAGGAGTATAGTAATTCTCAAATGCAAACATTGCAAGGAGGTCTTTCTCAAAATGGATTAACAAGAGTACCTGGAACTGGTGTGTTCAAATATCCTTATAAAGAGGCTACTGGAATGTTTAGAACAGGCTTAGATCCTCAAGCAAAGTATATTCAAAGAATTCAAGATCCAACATCTAAAGAATTGGAAATTGAAAGAGTGACTAAACTAAAAGCAAAGTTAGAAGATGCTTTGGGAGTAGATTTAGGACCAAGATCATCTTTTTGGAATTATGGGTTGTCTACCTCAGACCAAGATACCACTCATGTACAACCTTACAAATTGATTGATGGAGATAATTTTTTTAATTTAGAAAATCCTTATTTAGAATTAACTTTTGCATGGCTTAGGGTTCACCCTACAATTGCTTCAAGTTACCAAGCTTGGGAAAGAGGAGAATATCCAGCAGATACACAATTTTATGTTGTTGATGATGAAATTGAAAATCAAGTTGTGTATAAAAAGAAACAATTAATTAATAAAGCAATTATTAAATTTGACTCTCTTTCACCAGAAAAGAAAAAGAAAATATCAAGACTTTTAGGTCTTCCTGTTTCTGAAAATACAAAAGAAGAAGTTATTTACAATCAAGTGGATAATCTTTTGAAACAGACCGAGTTTAAAAATGGTAAATACCAAGGATTAAATCCTGTAGAGATTTTTAATAGATTTGCAGATTTAGACGATGAGCTTTTGCATATTAAAGATTTAGTTAAACAAGCAATTTCTCACTCTATATATAAAGTTAAACCTAGTGGTAAAATTTATGAAGGAGACCATGAAGTTGCAATAGATGAAGATGATTTAGTTAAATATCTAGTTAATGAAGATCATCAAGATGACTTACTAATTTTAGAGCAAAAACTAAAAGCAAAAAAAATAGCAGCCATTTAAATAAAAAATAATGATACCTGTAGATAGTTTATTATATAAAATAGACCAGAAATTAAATAAACTATCAACTAATGAGCATCAACAAATTCAACTTGAAGATAAAATCTTAGCTTTGAATGAAGCTCAGATAAAGTTGATAAAACAAAAAATGGATGGTCAAAGCACAAATTCTGGTTTAGGACTTGATGCTTTTAAAAAGAGATACGAAGATTTACAAAAACTTATAGAACCTTATGAGAATCATATTCTCCCTTTAAAATTAGTTTCTAAAGAATTAAATAAATACTCAACATCTTTAATAAATATTAAACCAGCATATATGTTTTACATAGATTCTTTTGTTTTAGCGGACAAAGGAAAATGCAAAGACAGAAAAATCTGGATTAATAAAGACTTAGCCAAACATGGAGACTTACAGTTCTTACTAAATAATGTTCATTATAAACCTTCATTTGAATATCAAGAAACATTTAACTTTATTTCTTCAGATGAATTAGCAGTGTTTACAGATGGAACATTTACACCTAAAGAATTATATCTTTCTTATGTTAGATACCCTAAGTATATAGATAAAGAAGGATATGTTAAAATGGATGGGACAGATTCTATAAACCAAGATTGTGAGCTTAAAGCTTATTTAGAAGATGAACTCTTGGATTTAACAGTGCAATGTTTAGCTATGTATACAGAAAATCAATCTGCTGTACAATCAGCTCAAATGAGAATACAAACAAACGAATAATTTTTAATAATTTAAATAAACAAATAAAATGTCAGATTTTTCATTAACCACCCTCTTTGTGGTCCCTCCAATACCTAGTGGAGGTAGCATCAATGATGTAATAGCCAACTCTGGTAGCACACAAAATCTTACTGCTGGAAAAGTAGGTTTTTATGGTACTATTTCTACTGTAGCTTATACAGTATTAACTACTGCTAACATTGCTAATGCTCCTTCTTTTCAAGTTGCTCAAGGTAGAGCTAATACTTATTTACAAGGCAGCAAAAGATCAGATAATATATCTGGTTCTTTAAATGCAGGAAGTAACAAAAATGTAACAGAATGGTACAAAGTATCAGGATGTGCTACAGCAGCTAACCAAATTACTAATGTAGGTGGTTGGAATGTACATTGTGGAGATATTGTAACTCTAACTCTTAGAGCACACTCTAGCTACATTGACACATTGTATTTCAATGGTTTTACAAGAAGTGTAACTGTACAAGCACCTTGTTGTGATTGTGGAGGTAATCCTTGTACTACTGTAGATGTACCAGGTTTAATTGATGCTTTCATAGCTAAATTAACTCAACAAGCTCCAGGTATCAATCCTGATAATATTAACTTTAACACTTTTTACTCTTTCCAAAGAGTAGGAACTGGTTCTAGTGCTGTATTACAAATCTCAGGTAAGCCATTAACAGTGTATGGACAACCATGTGATGTTGCTGCTTTTCCTCAAGAATATGATAGAATGTGGTTCAGAACATTTGTATATTCTGGTCCAGCTACCACTGCTGATTTCATTGTTGCTGACAATTGTAATATTGTTGCTACACCAGTAGTTGCACAAAGAGCTTCTTATGCCACAGGTCAAGCTGCTGAGATTGCTCAATTAGAGAAAAACTTCTACAGCTACCAAGCTGGATATTTGAAACACCTTTACAGAATGGGTGGATACAATGAGAACTTTGAATCTTATGTTGTAGGAGGTGTTACTTATGATACTTATTACATTAAATTTAATGAGTATGATAAATCAGCTTACCAATGGGGTGCATATGTTCCTGAAGATAGCCAAGTTATTATAGCTGCTCCAGCAGGTACAGTTTCTTCAGCAGTAAATGATATTTTAGCATTAGCATTAGGTACTCCAGTTGATAAAGCAGTTTGTAGTCCAACAACAACAACTACCTCTACTACTAATACTACTACTACTAGCACTACTACACAAATACCATAGTAATTATATTAAAAGGTATTTAATAACCCTGATACCAGAGGATAAAGAGGATTCATTCTCAAATCCTCTGGTATTTTTATTTTAATCAATATGCCAGCATTAAATCTAGATATATTAGTTGTTCCTACATATAACACTTTAACATTAGGTGTTGTGGATGCATCTACATATGATGTTCCTTCTCCTTCAGCCCCAACAATAGAAATTAGTGTTCCTGGTTTTGGAAAAGTAACACTTCCTTTTGTTCCTAATGATTTTAATATTTTTAATTCAACTTCTTTAGGATTGACAGAATTAGGAGATCCTTTAACTCCTCTTCCTGATGGTGTATATACATTAAGATATTCTATTTCCCCTGCATACATTAATTTTGTAGAAAAGAATATTATGAGAACAGAAATGATACAGGAGAAATTTGATGAAGCATTTATGCAATTAGATATGATGCAATGTGATTTAGCAATTAAACAACAACAAAAAGTAGATTTAAATTCAATATATTTTTTCATTCAAGGAGCAATAGCAGCAGCTAATAATTGTGCTGTGGATACAGCTAATAAGTTGTATAATCAAGCAACAAAAATGTTAAATAATTTTAACAAAAGAGGTTGTCAGTGCTCTGGTAATAATTATTAATTATGGCTCAGTGTTCTCAATGTAAAACTAATTTTGGCTGTGGATGCCAACTTATTAATGGACTATGTTCTTTTTGTCATGGTCTTTTAAATTCAGTAAAAACAAGTTTTAAAAATGTTATCTCCAAGACTTACTAATTGTGCAGAGTGTGCAAGTATCCCAACTCTACTATGTGATATAGATAGAAAATTGGAACAATTAGCACATGTATTGTACAACAATACTGTGTTTATTTTAAATATTGCTATTCCGACAATAGCAATAAATGATTTATTAAATTACAAAAGAATCCTCACTTATAAATACTGTAATCCTGATTATGCTTCCAGGTATACAGTTCAACAAATTGCAAGCAGAGTAAAACTATTAAAATATAAATAAATGAGTTGTAGTAATTGCTATAATGGCTGTAGTGAAATAGTTTCAGACAAATGTGTTAGATATACAGGAATAGATGTTCCTGTTCTTGGTATACAAAATGGAGATAGTCTTTCTTTTGTAGAACAAGCTCTTATTACTTTTTTAACCTCTACATTAGATGGAACAGGAATTAAACCAAACATATCTAATGATATTATATGTGAATTAATTTCTCAATATCTTCCTACGTGTGGAGATATAACAATAGTTGATATATGTACAGCTATTATTCAAGCATTATGTACATTACAAATTCAAGTTAATGGAAATTCTTCTTCTATTGAAGTTCTCCAAGCAATGCTTGAAGAATTAAATGGAAATTACACAATAAGATGCTTAGATGGTGTAACTTCTTCTTCAGATACACATACAATTGTTCAAGCAACTATTGACAAATTATGTGCTTTTATCACTACAGCTAATAGTACATTTGTTCAAAGTTCTCAATTATGTTCTTTAGTGGCAGCATGCACTTCTGGAACTTCTAATAAAGCTAAAGATAAAATGGTTCCTTATGCTGTAGTGGAGTATTATGGACCTCTTTTAAACTACCCATCTTCAGGAGATAATCTTGCAAGTGGTATAGGAACAGGATATTGGGATAAAGTGTATTTATGTAATGGTTTAAATGGTACCCCTGATAAAAGAGGTAGGGTGAGTGTAGGAGTTACAGATGGTGCTATGGCAGGAGGAACTATGGATAGTGAAGTTAATCCTGCATCAAATCCAGGTGTTAATCCCACTTATCAACAAGGAGTAAAACTTAATGGACATAATTCTATTACTCTATCTTCTTCTCAAATACCAGCACACACTCATGCTAACACTGCTGTTTCAGTAGTAGATGAGCATGGTGGACATACACATAATATTTTAGGAACCAGAGTAGGATCTAGTGGTGGGGGTGGATGGATTCCAGACACTTCTCCACAAACTGAGGCAGGAAGGGTACTTTCAGCTTTGACAGGAATTACTGTAGAAACCACTTTAACAAATGCTTCTTTTGGAGGAGGACAAGCCCATTTAAATATTCAACCTGGAATAGGTTGTATTTATATAATTTATATCCCTTAATATTATGAGTTGCTTACCAGGAACACCTTGTTGGTCTAATCAAACATCAAACTCAAACACATCTAAATGTGGTATAGATAGTTGTTATACAATTAAAACAGGTACAGATTTAGTGTTTTATAATGGAGCTAACCTTCCTTGTTTAGGAGTAGACACTTGTGATACAGCAACAGTTGTATTTCAAAAAATAGATAATAAACTTTGTCCTGATGTATTACTCTCTACAATAATCTCTACATTAGCCACTAACCCTTCGTTAAAAAACCAATTAAAAACTATTTTAGGAATATGACAGCATTTATAACATTAACTACAGCAGGTTCGGATACAGGTCCTTTTGATCTTTATTCTGATTTAGATGGATATGTTTCAGCATTTGAAACAGGAGTTAGCAGAGGAGATTTATTAGCAGGATATAGTTCTTCAATAGTACCAGATGGTACAACTATTGTTAGAATACAATCTATTTCCACTTTATGCACTAATCATGTGGATATAACCTTAACAACTACAACTATAACAACTACTGTTTTAGATTGTACATGCACTTTATATACAGGAACTGCTGACTCACTATCAGGAGCTACAGTAAGATATGTTATTTGTGGTTCATCTAATAGAAGTGTAACAACTGTATATGAACCAGGACAAGCAATTTCACAATGTTGTAGAACTGGAACATTTCAAGTGATAGATGGGGCAGTGGAAGACGGTCCAACATCTTCATGTGGAACATGGTGTTAATATATTATAAAAACTTTGTTTTATTGGTTTTACAGAGTTTATCCCTAGCTATTTCTATAGCTGGGGTTTTTTGTAATATGCTTAATTACATGCTATAAGTAAAAATAACTAATTTAATTTGTCTATATCAAAAAATAGATATACCTTTACAAAAAGTTTCATATGCAAGAAAATCTTTTAGATCAATTATCTGAAATATTACATTGGAAAAAAAATGCAGATTATTATGCTGCTAAATTAGGGGTTACAGTCGAAGAAATAATAGAAGCAAAAAAAGAATTACAAAAACAAAAAAAAGAACAATCTTTTGAAGAGGTAGAAAAAAACAATTATATAGCAGAATTAGAAGCAGCTTATGTAAAAGTAAGTAATGAAAAAGGAACATTAGAATCTACAATTGAATCATCATTTGAACCTAAAGATGATATAGAATTAGCCAAATTACATAAAATAAATTTAGACAAATACAAGATTTCTAATTATTGGACAAAGCAAAAATCTAATGGTAAATTTACTTCTTCTGTATTGGCTACACTAAAAAAACCAAAAGATTATTCTCCAGAAGATTTTGCTAAGTTTTTAGAAAATTATAAACCAGCAGAATTAATTGTAAGAGGTGTATATGGAGAAATGGAAAAAGAAGAAGCGGATATAGAAGTTTCAATAGCTGATTTTCATTTAGCCAAAAAAACTTTAGAAGGAGAAACAATACAAGAAAAGAAAAATCAATATTTAGGAGTGGTAAGAGATTTAGTAGAAAAAGTTAGAAATTCTCATAGAATAAATAAAATAGTATTTCCAATCTCTAATGATTTTTTTCACACAGATAATTATCAGAATCAAACTACAAATTTAACTCCTCAAGATGTACTTACATCATATGATAATGAATATGAACAAGGGTTTGATTTGTTAGTAACTACTATTAATTATTTACAAGCAATTGCAAATAATGTAGAAGTTATTCTTGTTCAAGGAAATCATGACAGAACTAAATCATTTTATTTAGCACATGCTTTAGAAGTGTTTTTTAAAGCAAATGAAAAAATATCTTTTCAAAGAGAGCATTCAGTTACAAAACATGTAGTGTTGGGGAATACATTTATTGGGTATCATCATGGTAATTGTAAAATAGACGATTTACCTTTATTATTTGCTACAAATAATAACTCTTCTTCTCAATTTGGAAATGCTGTATATAGAGAGGTGCATACAGGAGATAAACATCACTATATGGCTAAAGAAGTGAAAGGAGTAAGAATACAACAAATGCCTAGCTTATCAGGAACTGATAGATGGCATTTAGATAATAATTTTGTTAATAATATTAGAGCAGGACTTGCTCTTATTTATCATCCTATATATGGAAAAATAGGAGAATTTGAGAGTCGAATATAAAATAATTTAATATGCCAACAGGAAGAAAATTGGTTTCTGATGTGAGAAGTTTTCACAAGCTTCTTTCGAGTGACTCGCTTATAACAGATAGAGCTATTATTTCTGAAATAAGAAATAACAGAAATCTCTTAGTTAAGAGAGAAACAAACCTTAGAAAATTGTGGGCTACTGACAGTATTTTTACTACCATCCCTTGTTTAGAAATGGTGGAAGTCTCTATTTCTGAATGTTGTGAATATGTTGATGAATGTACAATAGCTAGAAGTAAATATAAAATTCCTCAATTATCAGAAGGTAATTATCAATATGTTATACAGGGAGTATATTCAATTAATGCTTTAGGAGGAAAAGGAAAGAAGTTAAAAGAAATAACAGTTAATAGATATTTAAATTTATTAAAATTACCCATTATAAAGAAAGAAGAATATTTCTGGATTAGTAATGGGTATTTGTATGTTTCTAATCCTTTATTACAAGCTATAAGACTTGTGGCTTTTTTTGAGCAAGATGTTCCTAATGAAATAATGTTTCCTGATTGTGGATGTGGTGGTCGAGAATTTACATTAGATGAATTATGTAAAAATCCTTTAGATGATGAATTTGCTCTTCCTGGATATTTAGAAAAACAAGTTTTAGACTTAACTTCTAAATCTTTATTAGAGAAATACTTTAGGCTTGCAACAGATTTAACAGATAATGGTATAGATAACCAAGCTCCAAATGCAGTGCAAAAAACTAATATATAATTCCTTTGAGAACAGCAGTAGGCTTTAGTACATCAAGTAAATACAATTATAATAATTTTTGTAAATTACATCCTTCCATTAAATTATCATACGATGAATGGAAGAAGGTGGTTTATGGTTTCACTGATGTATTAAAAGAATATATTTTAGAAACAGGAGAAAAAGTAAAACTACCACATGGATTTGGAGAGTTTTCTATTAATAAAAAGAAAAGAAAAAAAGTAAAAGATTTTCCAGGAAAAACTTATATTAATCTTCCTATAGACTGGCAAAAAACTAAAGAAAAAGGAAAGGTAATATATAACTTTAATTACCACACAGAAGGATATTTTTTTGGCTGGGTGTGGTTTAAAGAAACTGCAAGAATAAAAAACACACCATTATGGTATTTTAAACCTTCCAGAGTTACATCTAGACTTCTAGCACACTATTTAAAAATAAATGATAAATACCAACATATTTATCGTGAATACCAAAAATAATAAATCTAATGTCAGCATACTATCAATATAATTTTATTAGCCCAGAATCTACTTTTGCTATTATACAGGAAGAGTTTAAGAGTTATTTCGACACTGGGGCAATTGATAATTTAATGTTTAATACATATTTGGATAAATGCCTAAGAAAACTAGGCAAAAGTTCATATGTAATTTCTAATGAAATTTTATATATAGATAATTTTGAAGCTAGACTTCCTGATAATTTTCATGCTGTAAGAGAAGCCTGGTTATGTACAGATGTATCTGGATTTCCTTATCAATCTGCTAATTCATTTTATTCCCAAGCTAATTCTCAAACAACAATACAAGTGTCTCCTGTAATATCTAATGGAGTTCCTTGTACTAATAATCAATGTACAACAGGGTGCCCTGAGTGTATGCCAGAATTAATACAAGCTGTATATAAAACTAATAATGAATTAAATAGAACATTCAAAAAACAATATCTTCTCACGCCAGGAAACATATCTGTTAAACAGCATTGTGATTTAGATTGTGCTAATTACGGTGCATCTGGTCCAGATAGTTTTGATATAAGAGATAATAAGTTTGTTACTAATTTTAGAAATGGAACAGTTTATTTAATTTTTTATGCAAATGAATATGATGAACAACAAAACCAACTAATTCCAGACAACTACAGAATTAGAGAATATATAGAGGCTTTTATTAAGTTTAAAATGTTTGAAACTCTCACTAATCAAACTAATGATGAAACTTTTCAGCAGCTTCAACAAAAAATGGTTTATTACAAACAACAAGCTGATGAAGCATTTATTATGGCAGATTTAGAAACCAAAAAACAGACAGTCTATCAAAAACAAAGAGCCATAAAAAGTCAATTGAATAAATTTCAAATGTATGAATTACCAAATTCAAATCCTAGATGGGGTTGGAGAAGAAATGGTAGATACTAATTAATAAATTATGCCAGAACAACAGAGTAATATAAAGGTTGAATTTAATACTGCCTCTATTGGTTTGAATATGGATAATTCCATTAATCAAATCCAGAAAGGACAGGTTTCTTATGCTTTAAATAGTATGTTGGAAAACTATGACAATAATTCTGTGTCATATCAAAATGAACCTTCTAATGAATTTTGTTTACAATTTCCTTCAGGGTATCAATCAATAGGCAATCATTTTATTGTAGAAAAAAATAAACATATATTCTTTTTAGCCAATCCTCATACAGGAATGTCTGAAATAGGATATATGGATAATAATGATTGTGTATACAGAGTTTATGTTACAGCTTCTTGTTTAAATTTTAATATTAAATATCCTATATTAAAATGTGTACATAAGATTTCTAATTGTTCTACACAAATTTATTGGACAGATGGATATAATTCAAGAAGATATTTAGATTTAGACAATATCCCTTATAAATTACTTTCTAATTCTAATTTATGTTCTCCTACATATTCTAATAATTTAGACTGTAATCAATTAAAAATACAACCTAATTTTTCTATTCCTAATCTCTTTGTAAAAGAAGTTGTTACAGGAGGAGCTCTAATAGCAGGTACATATCAATTTGCTTTACAATATTCAGATGCTCAAGGAAATCCTTACACATCTTATTATTCTATAACTAATCCCACACCAATATTTGACTCTCATAAAACCACTCTTAATTTTAATTATGAAGTGGGTAAATCTATTGTACTATCAATTTCCAATTTAGAAATTTCTGGAGAATTTCAATATTTTAATTTAGCAGTGATAAAAACAGTTAATGATATTGAATCTGTAGAATTAATAGGAACTTATTATATTGATAGTGATAGTAAAACTATTACATACACTGGTCAAAATGTAGCTAACATAAGACTTACAGTGGACGATATATTTGAGAAATACAATTATTATGATATTGCACAAGATGTTACTGCTGTGCAGGATGTATTAATATGGGATCAACTTACATCTATTGATAGAATTAATTATCAACAAATAGCTTCTCAAATAACGTTACAATGGCAGAGTTATAAAATTCCAGCTACAGAAACTTATGCTACAGAGTTTAATGCTACTAATTTAAGAAGCTATCTTAGAGATGAAGTGTATGCATTTGAAATTGTATTTTTATTAGATAATGGAAAACAAACAGATGGTTTTCATATTCCAGGAAGAGTAAAAAGTTTTACAGAAGCTTCCCATCCTGATATTCCTACTACTAATCAAGATTTTATAGGAACCCCTGACTATTACGATAGTGATGGTATAGGGTACAGTCCTTATTGGAAAATATATAATACAGCTTATTCATTAGGAGCAGCAACAGGAAATAAAATAGGAAATGCAATTCCACATGAATACGGAGAATTTGCTTATTGGGAGTCTTCTGAAACTTATCCTTGTAATACAGATTTATGGGGAGAGTTAGCAGGGCAGCCTATAAGACATTATAAATTTCCAGATGTATTAGTAAGTCCTATATTTGAAAGCGGTGTGATTACTTCTTATGGTAATTTAACAATGCAGAATAACTCTGTATTTCCTATAGGAGTAAAAATTGATACAGCACAAATACAAGCTTTAATCAACACATCTTCTCTTTCTCAAGAACAAAAAGATTCTATTGCAGGATTTAAAATAATTAGAGCTGATAGAGGAACTAACAAATCTATTATAGCTAAAGGAATATTAAGAAATGTAAATGAATATAATAGAGGAGAACAATCCTATCTCTATCCTAATTATCCTTATAATAGTATTAAAGCAGACCCTTTTATAAATGTTACTAATAATGCTTTTACAAAAACTTTGTATGCATGGCTTGTAATATGTACAGAAGATGGAACATATCAATTCATAGATGTAAACACTAATAGAACTACTAAGTCTTCTATGAAAGCTGGTGTTACATATGAGTTTTATTCTATATCAAGACCTATTAATCTTACAGGAAAGGCTTTAATAGGACCTGCTGAATATGATGTTTATAGAGCATCTGGGTGTGATGGTTGTAAAGGATGGAGAGCTCTTTGGAGTGATCCTTTTACCACTGATAACTCTTTAACAATTTCTAAAAATGTTTATTTAAATGGATATTCAAATTTATTTGGAAATGGATGTACCACTGAATATTTAGTTGTTAATGTAGGAGACACTGTAGGAGCCACTGAAACAACTTGTTACCCTAGTCCAACTATTTGTCTTTGTAATTCTGATCCTAGTAGAAAATTAGTGCCCTCACAAATTCAACCTTTAACCCAAGTGGATTTTAAAGTGAGTAGAAGAACCACACTTGCTAGTTCTTCTAATACACCTTTATCTTTTACATCCAATTCTTATAGACAAATATTTAATTCTCCAGAAACTTCTTTCGGGCAGCCTTTTTTAGGAGACACTCTTAAATTAGAAAATGTTTTATTTGGAGCAGGAAAGTCTCATTTTGTACAGGTAAAAAATGAAGCACAATACAGACTTATTTCTAAAGAAGCCCA